CAAGGAGCAGCCACCTGTGGCTGCGTTAGTCACTGCCGACCATGTGGTGTCGGAAGGTGCTAAGACGATCCATGTGCCTCGTGCAGCATGGACATTACGCACCCAAGAATGCCCTCGCTTGTTAACCTACTCACCTACAGGCAAGAAAATGCCTGGAGGAAGTTCGGAAGAGAGGATCCTTGAGAGCCTTCGGGCTCTTGGGAGGTTCAAAGCCTTTACAGGGATGCCGTCACCGGATGAACCCCGTGATGGTCCTGACCGCTATGTTGGTTTCATAGAAGGTCAAAACGTCCTACAAGGGCTCATGGGGCCCGTTTTATACGATACCCCATGGACGGACGAACCCGTAGGTCAGATCAGTTTCTTGAATGAATCTGGTCTTAAGTTACGAGCCGTAGCTAATCCTAATCGTCTATTCCAGCTGGCCTTAAGGCCATTGTCAGACGCTTTGTACAGGATCTTGAAAGAGATCCCGGAGGATCACGTGTATGACCACGAAGGTGGTCGAGAGCGTGTCCGACAAGCCCTAAGGAGTGGGTGTAAAGTCCACTCTATGGACCTGTCAAATGCTTCTGATACACTGCCGCTCAGCCTGCAGATGAACATTCTGTGGGATTTGGGTATGGTCCAGCAATGGCAACAGGAGGCTCTCCTGAAGCTTTTCCATGCGCACTGGACGATGCCGGAGGGTTACGATGCCACTACCATCCAATGGCGAACTGGTCAACCATTGGGGATGAGACCTTCATTTCCCATGTTCTCATTGTTACTTCATTGTATCGTGAGAGGGTGTGCCAGGGAGTTGGGTTTACGCCAACGAAAAGGAAGTTGGCCGTACGCTCAAATCGGCGATGACCTTGCGATCTGGAATGATCGCTTGTATGACTCCGTTATGGAAATCCTTGCGGATATCCAAGTCGAGGTCTCGAAAGCCAAAGGACTTTCGTCTGACAGGGCCGCTGAGTTTGCGGGGTTCGTAATCACTCCTGAGAAGGTGTGGCCTACGCTAAAGTGGAAGCCCATAACCAAGGTTTCTGCACTCAGTTCGTTGGGGATGTTCGGACCGAAAGGTCTTGCACTATTACCCAAGTCGCTACGGCAGCGTGCTGCTGCTGTGTGTTGTCAACCTTGGCCGGTTGGCTATGCATGGAATCCTAAAGGCTTACCCCTGAGGGAGAGGCAGCCCTACTATGTGACACGGTGGGAAAAACCCGTGCAATCTCGAGCGAGTCGACTCTGGCAGGCGACGCACACTTGGTATAGTGTGCGGCTCCCAGCTCTGAGTGTCGGTGTTTCGACCGCCACCCAATGGTTCTCCGACCAAGAGAACGTTGATCTGGTTCAGGCTCTGATTCCGAGTTTATCGGGATTGGATCCCTCTCTGGGAATTAGCAACCTGATCGGGTTAGCCTCCGAAAAGGTCCCGAAGACCATGTCAGAAGAGTACATCAAGTTGAGAGATTTGATGGGGAGCACTGCGAGGCGAATCACAACCGCGACCATAAGTGAGTGGTGGCGATCGTTCTTTGCTACAGAGCGAAAACCTCTACTGCTTGCTTGGATGGAGGGTTTATCCGAACCTGAGATCCCTATGGGGCGTGATAAGGTCTCGTGGAGCCCGTGGACAAAATTGGGCAACACTTAGCAGCAGTTGATAG